AACACATCATGGGAGCAGGATTCCGCACCTTCGCCAGCGGCGAAGTATTGACAAGCACGAACGTCATGGACTATCTGATGAAACAGATGGTGATGGTGTTCGCAGGCACCGCTGAACGCGGCTCAGCTCTGCCATCACCCGAAACAGGGATGGTTGCGTACTCGACGGCGACGGGGATGCAGGTCTACAACGGCACCGCCTGGGTTAGTATCTAACGTCATGGGTTCCGGCTTCCGCACCTTCGCATCAGGAGAAGTCCTGACATCGAGCAACGTGCAAAATTACTTGATGGATCAGGCCGTCATGGTGTTCGCAGGAACAGCCGCACGAGCCTCAGCACTACCCTCACCCGAAGTCGGCATGACCGCCTACTCAACAGCCACCGGACTCCAGGTCTACAACGGCACAGCATGGGTTGATGTCTCCACTGGATACGGTTCAGGCACAGGCGGATCAGGAACCGCAGTCGGTACCGCTATCAGTGGCGTCAACTACAACGTGCACACCTTCTCATCCACAGCTCTTTTTTCTGTCACGAAAGCGGGACTGTTTGATGTCCTCGTGGCATCGGGCGGCGCATCAGGTGGGCAAGGTGGTGGTACGAACTACAGCGGTGGCGGCGGTGGTGCTGGCGGAATCATCATCTCAACGATCTATTTGTCAGCCAACACGACTGTCACTATTGGTGCTGGTGGTGCTAACGGTACGAAGATTTCGGGCAACGGTAGTGCATCAAGCATCAACAATGTTGCGGCCGCATTAGCCGCACCAGGCGGCGGTGGCGGTGGCACATACGATTCCGTTGTCGGTCAAATCATCAACCCGCAGATTGGTGCTAGTGGTGGCGGTGGTGGTGGTGGCAACAGCAATTTCTCAACTGGTGCAGTCAGCATGGCTGACGGTATCCAAGGTCAAGAAGGTGGCAACGGTGGCAACTCATCCACCAATGGTGGAGGTGGCGGTGGAGGATTCACTGTTGCTGGCAGTAATGCCGTGACCGGGACAGGTGGGGCCGGTGGGGCAGGTTATGACGTTTCAGCTTTCATTGGCGGATCGGCGCTCGTAAAAGCAGCAGGTGGCGGTGGCGGTGGAGTCACTGGCGGTGCTGGTGGCAGTAGCGGTGTCGGCGGTGCAGGCGGGTCAGGTGTCGACGGAACGGCAGCAGCAGCAAACACTGCTTCTGGAGGCGGCGGTGGTGGAAGTAATGCTGCTACTCGTGCCGGTGGGAATGGCGGGTCAGGAATCGTCTACATCAGGTACAAGGTCTAGTCATGGCACACTTCGCAAAGGTCGAGGACGGGGTCGTCCAAACGGTCATTGTTGTGTCAAACGACGACGCACCTACAGAAGCCGCAGGCAAAGCATTCATCGCCAGTATTGGTTTGGCTGGTGAATGGGTACAAACCTCGTATCACAACAATCCCGTCGGCGAACCGTCGGCATCACGCGGTAAGTACGCGGGCATCGGTGACATCTGGACTGGCACCGAGTTTGTTCCACCAATACCAACGGAGTGAAGCGTGCGCTGATTGCGCTCCCCGCCATCATCTTTGCGTTCTGGCCATACCAGGCGCAAGCAGAACCGCTGCCCGGACTGAACACCGACTACTACACAATCGACGCAATACCGCCAATCAAATCTGAAAGCATCTACCCGCTCTGCGGATCAGAGGTAGAGAACAACATCAACCGCAGCTACGACGGCGAACCATACGAACAATGCACCTACGACTTGTTCATGGTGCACATGACCGGCTACATCACAATCCCAGAACACACCACCATCGAGTTCATGTTGGCATCAGACGACGGCGGGTATGCCAACATCGCAGGCAACGTGTTCGAGGCATGGTACGACCAAGGCTGCACCTGGATACCTTCAGGCCCAATGGAGATTGAGTCGGGCAGTCAACCGCTCGACGTCTGGATGTATGAGAACGGTGGCTCAACCTGTCTCATGCTCGCCTGGAAGATTGACGACCAAGACTGGGCAATAGTCCCCGACGAAGCCTTCACCCGCAACCAGGTTGCCTCACCGACGACTACGACCGAAGCCGTCACCACCACGACCGAGGCCGTGACAACAACAACTGAGGCAGTCACTACCACGACGGAGCAGGTGACCACTACGACTCAGCAGACCACGACCACGACCACCACGGTCTTTGTCACCCCGGCAACGACCACATCCACAACTGTCTATGTCGAACCAACCACCACCACGACCTCAACGACAACCACGACTGAGCCACCAACTACCACCACCGAATCCACGACCACAACGACTCAGCCGGAGGAAACAACTACAACGACGCAGACTCCTGATCCAGTTCCCGTGACGACTCTGCCAGACGAGCCTGAGCTTCCTCAATCAACAACCACCGAACCAGCACCCACAACCACAACACTCCCGGAGCCAGTAGAAGAGCCACAGCCAGAAGAAGAACCACAACCTGAAACCATACTCACCGAAGAACAAGTTGACGAGGCCATTGACGAGCTGCTCGAAGACGTTGCGAAACTGCCACCGGCTGAGATTGTCGCAGCTGTCGCAACCGTCCTGGCTGCCCAACCCACCTCCGAGCAGGCAACCGAACTTGCGACCAGCGCAGAAGTGTTGGCGGTCGTCACCGAGGAACAGGCCGAGGCAATCTTTGAGACCATCAGCGTCGAGGAACTTACGCCTGCTGATGGTGAAGCCATCGTTGAGGCAGTCCAGGACGCACCCAAGAAAGTACGCAAAGCGTTCGAGTCGGCCATCAACGTGTTCACCGGGCTGTTTGATTCCTATGTGATGATTGGCTCAACAATCCCGGTCGATGAACGAAGGACATTGGTTGCCGTGTCTTCTACACTTGTTGCCGTCGGCACCAGCCTGCGTAGACGGAATCAGTAATGTTCAAGAAAATCGGGCATGAAATACTTGCGCTCGGCTTCACCCTCGGCGCATCAGCCATCACCATCATGACCCTCTCTGGACCCATCCAGAACTGGGCACTGTTCTTCACGTTCCTTTCACTCGCACTACACTTGGCAGGAACAGCAACACAGGGAGACGGAGATGACAACTGACATGGGAATCAAACAGAATGCAACCATCGCACGCTTCCTCGACCTGGCTCAGCGACTCTTCTCGCTGTTCCTCGCACGAGCACTCCCAGCCGTCACCGGCGGAGCAGTCATCGGCGTGTCGGTCAGCAAGGCAGCAATCTTGGCTGGTGCTATGGCCGTCCTTGAAGTCGTCCAGAAGCTCGCGTCGGCATCGACCGACGGTGAGTTGACCAGCGACGAAATCAAAGAAGCGTTCAGCAACGGCAAGAAGTAATGGCCAAGCCATTCCCGATCGTCAAGGTCACACTCCCATCGGACTTGAAGGGATGCAAGGCAGGAGAGATTCCTGCCAACCTGTTGCGCAACATCGAAGGCAAAGGCAAACTGCATCACCTCGCCGCTGACGCCTATGAGGCAATGGATGCGGCAGCCAACGAAGCAGGCATCGACCTGTCTCCGACTTCACAAGCCGACTGCTACCGCAGCCTGGAGACCCAAGAGTACGGGTTCTATCAACGCCACACGAACAAGCCGAACAAGAAGTTGATGCAACAGAAACCTCGCATCTACAAAGGTGAGGCGTGGTACTTGAAGAAAGGCATGGCTCCGATGGCCGTGCCAGGTACCAGCAACCACAACTGGGGTATCGCCATCGACATCGCCAACGCCTCCGGCAAAAGGCTCGAATGGATGCTCGCCAACGCCGACCGATTCGGGTTCTCATGGGAACTCCAATCCGAGCCGTGGCACATCAGGTACGTCTGCGGAGACAATGTGCCGGATGCCGTGAAGGAATGGCTCGCCAACAAACCAGCAGAAGACAATGCTTGACCAAGGCTGGGCACTACTCATCACCGGTGTGGTGGCTGCTGTCGCGTCCATCATCGTCGCCGTGATTCAGCAGTTTCGCCGCGAGAATCGGGACGACCACGCCAAAGTGATGACGGTGTTAGATCGGGTATCCAACACGGTTGAACGAGTTGAGGGTAAGGTGGATTCACACATTGAATGGCACCTAACAGGAGGGACCACGAATGGGAGAGTTCCTAGACGCAGTAAAACAGGAAGCCGCAAAGCGTCCTAACGCCAACAAGGCTGACTCACGACTCCGTGAGTTCCTCGGCGATGCCGGGTGGAAAGACTTTGAGAAGGCTTGCAATGACCTTGCAATCACCAACGCCGTCATCCACAGGGTGTTGAAAGGAAAAGGGTTCTCGATCTCGTACACGGCGTTGGCACGCATACGTTCGGAGATTCAGGACTCATGACCGCCTATGAAGAACAATCCCAAGTTGACGAACTTCAACGGCTCCTCAAAAAGGCGCAAGGTGAAGCAGCCCGAAACAAACGTCGAACCGACGACCTTGTTCAAGCCGTCTACCAGGCGGCCTATGAAGCGGCTAGGGCATCTGGGCGAGGACAACCTGCGAAGCGTCCTCCCGTGGATAAGCGACGAGGGAAGGCCGAGGTTGCGCTAATCCACGCCACCGATTGGCAACTCGGCAAAAAGACTGCCACCTATGACGTCGCAACCTGTGGTCGTCGCATGGATCAGTTCGCTGAGAAAGTCATTCGCATCACCGACATTCAACGCCAAGACCACCCAGTCAAAGAAGCCGTGCTCATGCTCGGCGGTGACATGGTCGAGAACACCGACCTGTTCCCCGGACAACCATGGGAAATTGAAGCACACCTATTCGAGCAGCTCTTTGAGACCTCACGAATCATTGAGAAGATGGTGCGCACCTTCGCCTCAGAGTTTGAGAAACTCCGAGTCGTCTGTGAATACGGCAACCACGGTCGGATCGGCAAATACGGTGTCATGCCCAAAGGCGACAACATCGACCGCATGGCCTACAAAATCGCAGCCGACCGAACCACTGACCTGAAGAATGTGACATGGCAAATGTCCGACGCCGGACATCAACACTTCACGATTGGCAATTACCGTTGCCTGCTCGTCCACGGCGACGAAATCAGGTCCATGGGTTCCACCCCAATCTTCGCCATCATCAAACGATTCACCTCATGGAGCTCAGGCGTCATGCCGTACTTCGATGAAGCCTTCATGGGTCACTATCACACCCCGCTCTCACTCACCCTCCCGAACTCGTCAAGAGTGTTCGTGACTGGGTCGAGTGAATCGGGAAGCATCTATGCGACCGAGACCATCGGTGCCTTGGGCAGGCCATCTCAACGACTGCACTTCGTCAGCCCGGAACGAGGTCACACGACTGCGGAGTTCATCGTATGGCTGTCGTAAGAGACGCCTACTACGCAATCGTCAGCTGGCATGACGCCCATGCTGAGTCCGAATGGCAAGACCTCGACAACCTCGACCAAGACCCGTACCTGGTCAAGACTGCCGGGTGGATCATCCCTGACGCCAAACCCAACCACATCGTCGTCGTCCAATCCATCGGAGCCGATGAATCCTGCGACGGAGTCCTCTGCATCCCCGTCGCAATGGTCGTTTCCACCCAAGTCGTGAGCACCTCCGACCTCAGATAGGGTTTGACTTAGACATCACAAGGAGGTGTCCACTAGGCTCAAGGGCGGTAAGTCCTCGGCCTCGGCGGGCGTCACGAGTTGACTACCCCGCATCAGTTTCCCTCCTTGGCTGATGCGGTCACACCCACGAAAGGTCACCTCATGAGAACACTCACCGCAGCCCTGATTCTGAGCTTCGCAGGCATCCTCGGCCTCGTCCCCGCAATGGCAGCCGAAGCCCCACAGAACGCTCCACAGCCCGTCAAACGGCCCGTTGCGTCCACCACTACCACCCAGCCTCCAACCCCGCTCAGACGCGCTCTAAACCTCGCTGAAGGGCAATCCTGCCCAGGGTGGATAGACCTCGCCCGTGAGGTCGGCTGGCCTGAAGAAGAGCTGGCGATGGTTGGGGCAGTCACCTACTTCGAGTCCCGATGCCAAAACGACGTCCGAGGCGATCACGGCAAATCATGGACTGCCTTCCAAGTGCACACAAAATCCTGGTGCCGACCTAACAAGTATTACCCGACCGGCTACCTCCAACACATCGGCATCCTCAACACCTGCCAAGACCTCCTCGACCCACCCACCGCAGCCCGCGCAGCCCTCGCCATCTGGCAGTACGGCGGCTGGCAACAATGGACCACCTGGAAGATGGCATCCACCACTCTTGGACAATAATGCCCTAAGTTCAAGGATGACCCACAAGGAGGGCTCATGAAACCAGCAGAGAAACTGATACTGAACGGAATCTTCATGTTCGCATGGATCGGTCTATGGTTGACCGGACCAGAGAACCCGGACAACAAATACACCGAATGGCAAATCGCAATCTTCATTGCGGTACTCGTCATCGGATTCGTTTCAGCGGTGCGTTCATGGTCGCAACTCATCCAACAACGCGACAATGACAGACTCAAGGAAATCTTGAATCGCCGTGACCGACGAACCAATCGCTAACTGGACCAACGAAGACAACGTCTTCATCGGCCGACACCCAACCTGGTATCGCTACGCGGCGTGCTACGGCAAATCAGGCGACCTGTTCTTCGAGGAAGGTGTGCGACGCCTCGTCATCGAAGCCAAGTCCTACTGCATCAAATGCCCGGTACGAGTCGCCTGCCTTGAACATGCCATCAAAAACGACGAGGTCGGCATCTGGGGTGGGTTGACCACCACGGAACGCAGACGTGAATGGCGTCGTAGGCTGAGGCTTCGTGGCCCATCCAAATAAACGCAAAGGCAACCGAGCCGAACTGCTCGTCGCCAAATGGTTGCGCAAGTTCGGATGGATCAACGCCGAACGCAGCCGTGCCGGATGGACCGACGACCGAGGCGACATCGACGGAATGCCAGGCGTCTGCATCGAAGTCAAAGCGGAGAAGAAGATTGACATCCCCGGCTACATCCGTGAACTAGAAACCGAGATGGCCAACGCCCGCGCATGGACAGGAGCGGTCATCGTGAAACGACGCGGATCAGAAGACGTGGACGACTGGTATGCCGTCATGCCAGCCAAGGTTTGGGCAGAGCTGCTGGCGATGCTTGACCGACCAACACCCAGCCGATAAGGTACACTCAGAAATCCCGATTAGCCCAACAACAAGAAAGGCCCGCCAATGCCCGCCACCGACGACTTCACCACAGGTGAAGCACCCAAAGACCGATGGGGTCGCTACCTCATCACGACACGCTCAGGGAAACAAACATCATTCCCGCGAGTCACCACCATTGCGAAATGCTTGGATGACGAAGGCGCGTTGACCGCATGGAAAGGTCGCATGACTGCGACAGGACTCGTGCAACGCAACGACCTCCTCGTCGCAGCATCAGCAGCACTCGATGATCGCAACTCGTTGGACCGCATCGTCCAACAAGCCATCGAAGCAGCAGGAGCATCCAGCAAAGCCAACATCGGCACCGCACTCCACTCACTCACCCAGGCACTCGACCTCGGCCAACAACCAGCAATCCTGCCCGGACTCCAAGGCGACGTCGATGCCTACCTGAAAGGCATCATCCAACACGGCGTCATCATCGACCCACGCTTCGTCGAAGTGCTCCTCGTCAACGAGAAGTTCGAGTACGCAGGCACAGCCGACCGCATCGCCCGATTCACCACCCGCAAGAAGAAGCAGGTGTTCGACTTGAAGACTGGGTCAATCGACTACGCGATGAACGCCATCGCCGTACAGATGGCGATGTACGCCAACGCCGAATACATCTACAACTGGAAGACCCAGGAACACATCCCGATGCCAGACATCGACAAGACACGAGGCGTGATCCTGCACCTGCCTGCAGGCAAAGGCGAACTCGCCCTGTATGAGGTTGACCTTGTCGCCGGATGGGAAGCAGCCCAAATGGCGATGGACGTTCGCGCCTGGCGCAAACGCAAAGACCTGCACATCAAAGTGCATGTGGAGGTGGCGGCCAACGCTGGATTTCCGCCCACAACTTGTGTCGCCACCTCTACAGCACCCGACCTGAACCGCACCGACACACTCACCCGCATCAAGAACCTGCCACCCGCAGCACAAGAGCTGTTGAAGAAGCATTGGCCTGCACCGGGTGTCAAGTTGCCGAACCTGAACGAAGAACAACTCGACATCCTGATGATTCGTTTGGATCAACTGGAAACCGAGTTCTCCGCCCCGTTCCTCCCGAACAACGAACCCGACCTGCAACCCATCGCCAAGGCACCAGCCAAGAAGAAGGCTCCAGCCAAGAAGAAGGTGACCAAATGAGTCGCATCGAAGGCAGCCTCGTTGACGACTCCGTCGTCATCATCCTGAAAGCCCGCTTCGCCAAACTCGATGACAAGTCACGACTCGTCATCCGTGAAATCGCCGACGAAGCCAACGGTTCGATTACGATGAATCCTCCCACCGAACGCCGCATCGGTATCGCCCGCATCCTGCTGGAGATCGCCGAGAACGACGGTCATGTGGACAAAGACCTCGTGCGTAGCATCTGCGAGCTGCGCACAGGAAAGAAATACAACACCGCAGGAGAAGCCCTGGCTGACCTGTCATGGGTGGACGCCGAACGAGTTTGGTCGTCCTTCCAAGACATCTACAACAACCGGGTGCAACTCGAATACATCCCAGTAAGCAACCACTACATCATCAAGGAGTACAACCATGTCAGATGAGTTCATGGAATCAACGTCAGGTGGCCCCAAGCTGCCTGCACTCAAGTTCGCCAAGGTAGGTGACACCCACACCGGGACCGTCACCGAAGTGACGAAACTGCAAGACAAAGACCCGGCAGGGAACGTCAAGACCTACGACAACGGTGATCCACGCTGGGTGTTCGTCTTCACCCTCGACACACCGACAGGCGCATCAAACCTGTGGGTTCGCGGTCAGATGGTCAAAGCCATTCGTGAAGCAGCGGAGAAGGCAGGCGTCAAAACGCTCGTCGGCTCGACGCTGAGCGTCCGGTACACGGGTGACGGTGAGAAGAAGTCGGCTGCGTTCAACGCACCGAAGCTCTACGCCGCCAAAGTTGAAGCACCGAAGAACGATGCTTCAGCAGAGATGTGGTGACGTGGGACTTCTCGTCCTGATCGTCATCATGGGTGTTGTGGCCTGGGTTGCCCTGCGTGGCCCAGGTCGCACACCACCCAAGCCATAGAACTTGTGACCGGGGCAGGTTTTATCCTTCCCTTTTTCCTGTCCCGGTCACATCATGTTAGAAAGCATCCATGACCAAACAAGAAATCAGGGACGCCATCGAGTTCCTCCGCCGAGTGTTCGTCGGCCAAGGAGACGTGGATCGTCTTGAAGCAGCAATCAAAGCCCTAGAAGCCGAACTCACAAGGAGAAACAAGAAATGACCCACGACATCGACGCACTACGACAGATGAACGAGGAGGCACAACTCCGCATCTCGGAACTGTCTGTCGCCCTCGCACACGTCACCGAACAACGCGACAACCTCGAAGACTCGTTGACCGCAGCAATCCGGGAGACCGACGCAGCCAAAGCACAAATCCATGTCCTCAACGCCACCGTCGAACGCCTCCGCCTCCACATCGCCCAAGGAGTTGAACTGTGACCAAAGGAGCCGAGATACTTAGCGAAGCCCACGACCTTGTCACAGGGCCACGCCAACAGGCATACTCCCACCCATTCGACGATTATTGGAAAGTCTCACAACTCTTCTACGCCTTCACCGGCATCAAAGTCTCAGTGAAACAAGCCGTCATGTTCATGATCTGCGTCAAGCTCGCACGCATTGGCACCAACGACACCAACGGCCGTTGGCACCGCGACAGTGTCATCGACGCAGCCGGATACCTCGCCTGCCTCAGCATGGTGCATGAACACATCGAGGACATGCACAACGATGCCGTGTCACGCTTCAAGGACGACGCATGAGCATCGCCGACCCGAAGTTCGCAACCGTCCTGGCTGACTCCGACGGACACTCACGCTGGGTTGCACACACCGACGCAACCGATGTGATGGCCGCCTACCGTCAAGGTGGTGTACATCTACTCGTCACGCTCGATCCAGAAGGCAACATCACCGTGGCATTCAAGCCAGGACGCCATTGGGAAGCATCCTGGTCGCCACCGATTACCCTTGAACGTAGATGAACCTCGACCCACTCCGACCATGCGCCTGCGCACCATACTCCAAACCTTGCTGCGACGGTCGCGATGACGAAGAAGACTGACCCCATCGAGCAATACTTGAACAGCACAGGCTCCGGCTGGTGCATCAAGTACGTCCTCATCGCCGTCGTAGAAGACGAAGACTCCGACCAATCGTTCTACATCCAATGCCTAGAAAACCAGACCGCAGCCGAAACCATCGGCCTCTGCGAAGCCGTCTCCCACATACAGAAAGCCAAGATCGCCAAAGCATGGATGGACAGAGAAGCCGAAGAAGAGTGATCTGGCGTTGCCCCCGATGCCCCAACCACATCACCCTCCACATCACCCCCACCCCACCCCCCCCCCGCCCCCCCCCCAACCCACCCCCCCCCCCAAACCCCCGGAACA